TGCACACCACCTTACCATTTACTTCCCAAACCTGTGAATTTTCTAAAAGATTGGGTGTCTCGTTAAGTGCATCTTCGATTGTTGAACCATCTAACGCATCAACTTCTATTATATCCTCCTTTCGTGCATGCTTAATGAGATACCTAACATCAAGATCGTCTGGTTTTCTCACTAGTTCAATCATTAAACCACCCAACTGCTCTTGTTGCTACCAGAACCACCATATGATTGAACACCTGTGCCTTGCGACAATGATGTGCGGTTTCGAACAGCGGCATTGTTACCTAAATTGTTAAAGAAGTCACTAAACACAGCACCAAGCGGTGATGTAGGTGCTGTTGGTTGCAATGCTTGAGCAGCCGATGCAGCAGCAGCCGATGCATTACCTGGATCTGCACTTGCGCGGTTATCCGAATACAGTGTTGATTTACGGTTATCAATATTACCACGCAGATCATTAACAGCACTCAATGCTTGATTTGTCACTGATGTCTTCTGAGTATCATAATATTTCTGAAGATCCGACAACTGGTTTGCACCAACAGACCCTGTTAAATTACCACTTTGGGCCAATTGCAGCGTCAACCGTTTAACAGCATCACTGTATTGGTCATCAAGCTGTGGATTATAATAACCAAGGTAATCATTCTGATAACCAGTGTAGAAATCATCATTGAAACCTGAGAACGCATTATCAATGGCTGATTGACCCTCTGCGATACGGGCCTGACGTTCTGCTTCTTTTTGTCTTGCAATTTCTGCTGAATTATCTCTTGGTGTGCTACTCTTACACATTGTTATCCACTCTCATTAGTATCGTTGTAGTGCATGGCGAGTGCAGATAACGTTGCCTGTCCTGCTGTTGAGCAGGTTAAATTTACAGCAAACAACGGAGATACACCAGATGTAGCGAACCGAGGTTTACCGTATGTTGTTCCAGTTGTTATACCCTGTTCGACAATAACTGTGTCATTATTCGGGTCGGGTAAAATATCAACCTTCCAATTATTTATACCAATAATATCAAATCCTAGCAACTCTTTCAATCCCGCAGGGTCTCTCGCACCGAAATAAGGTAGCTCAATAAACACGTTATCCTCATCATCACCAGGGTATTCATTATTGTTTGTACCACCATAAAGGTAGAGCTTATCGTCACCGTTGTCGTCCCGTCCTCGTGCGTAGATCCTGTCACCAACTTTTGCGAGATGTGTGACTTGGAAATCAAGAGAATAGAATGAAAATGCTGATATTTTAGCTGATGGGAAAAATGATAAAACATAAATACGTTTACCAATAGCAATCCATAATCGACCATCAATAGGTTCAATAATGCCTGTAGCAGCAGATATCTCCGCTTCTGTCAACGTGTCCATATATTCTCTGATGTGGGTATCAATTGATGTACCAACATCGGAAACATAAGCAGCATTAGATGAATCACGTGCCTTCAAAGATCTAATACCGGACGTATCAAGATAGAAGATGTCGTTGTTACCGTATGGTGTGACTGATGCCGGTGCGACTGTACCGGTGTTACGCAATGTCTGAAGAAACGTGTTTGCAGCTGAATCTTCTGATATAGACCAAACACGAATATTATTTTCTGAAAAGATAGCCATAAGACCTTGATATTCTTCAGCTACTGTCAGCAATTCTTGACCACCTGTTTGAGATGCCATGTTAATAAAACCGTAATCAACACCAGAAATCCATTGAGTTGGTGCGTTTAATGCACAAAAGTACAAGTTTGATGCAGCTGTAGAATATAGTTTTTGCTTGAATGTCAGGACTGTTGTACCCGTACCAGATGATCCACCGGTGACAACAAACTCTTCTGAACTATCCAGTGTCACAGTAAACTGATCTGCTGCCTCAAACGTCCCACCAATTGTAATCGTGTTAATTTGTGGTTGAGAAGCACCAGCAGCCTGTGTTTCAACAATTGTGATGGTCTGATCAGGGTTTGAGCCAAAATTGTTTGTAGACCCTGTTAATGTGAAAGAGACATCATCTTCCTCACCAGTAACCGTGACCACATTGGTTGATGAGGTGGCGCTAACAATTGCTGATTTATCAATTGCCGCAGCTAACGATGCTGCAACAGCATCGTTTGAACCAACATCGGACGCTAAGGTGTCCCAATCTGTAACTCGATCAACATCATAATAATGATAGATATTACCGTCTGAAAACTCAAGAATTGAATATAATAAACCATCAAAAGGTTCAGCATCTTTCACGGCTACAATTGCTGTTGATGGTGTTGGGTGTTGGGTGAGGATATGTGTCACCCCTGATGGAACGTTTGAAACTTGACCAGGGTCATATCCCAGTGTGTAAAGTGTATCATTTATAGCATAAAGACCAAATGTTGTATCTGGAAAACCATCACCAATCTCAACGAACTTCTTACGACGATCAATATCGCCACCACGAGTTAGATGAGCATTTTCAATTGTCCATGCAGAACCGAGTTCAGACGCAACACGAGATTTTCGCTTGCGATCCATACCAAGTCTGATGTCTTGCATTTGAACATAGGGCATGCCTTAACTCACAATAATCCTTGTTTTGAGGCGATTTGATTGATCTTTCGCACGATTGCCAAGACCAACTTGAACCATTTTAGATCCAGCCTGTGAATTACGTCTAAGGATCAATAAACGGTTATTGGCTTGTTCCAATTTTGCACGAGCATCGCCGGATTTCTGCCTGGATAAAATCTCAGCAGATGCAAATAGTACAATTAGGCGATCATCAAGTTCCGCACGATCACTACTCTGAATTAAGTCACCAAGTTTTTTTGTACCAAAAAAGTGAGCACTGTCTGCCTTGTTTGGAATAGGCCAGAATTCAAGTTGCTCAGTTGTACCAGTGTGACGAATATCCCATTTAAGGGTGGGTGAAGATCTTTCATCGGCGTTACTGTCAAAAATAGATAAATCATCAAATCCAATACCACGTTCAAGGTCTGTATAAACATTGTTGTATTTGTATTTTACGCATTCAATACGATCAAAATCGAGATCAGACGGTAAATCATAATATCTTTGACCATTTGCAAGTGCTACAGAACGTTCAACACGTAAATGAGGCCACTGGTAGTCATCATAGAGGACTTCCTGTGTGCGCCTCAAAATCTCTTTAAGGTTGTCTTCTTCGTCAACACCAACTGCAACATCTTGGGTACGGCCCGTTTCTGCCCTCAATTGAGCCAATAATTCTTGTAATTGTTTTCCACGAGCCATGTTTTATTATCCCATAATGTCATCCATTGATAATTCAGATGGATCTACGAGTGTTTCTAAGCGATCAGCTTGGACTTGCGTTTGCGGTTCATATCGTGAATCCGCTTTATCCTGTTTTGTCACGCTCTTTGCAACAGCCAGTATATCATCCTCATCAACAATATCATATCGTTCAAGTAGTTCTGCTGGCAATTCTGTAGGAACTGCCCCAAGTGGGCCAAAAATAGCGTCAATAGATGTGTCACGTTTGACAAGAGATTGGTCGTAAAGACCTTTCAGTCGTTGTTTTTCTTGACTCACATTAATTTTTTCATTCTTTGATTTCGCAACATCAACAACAGCATCTGTGCCGTGGATATATTGCATAATTAAAATTTCGGGCGCAGAAAGAACCTTCTGTACCTCGTTCATAGTGTTACCGGCTAACCGGATTTTACATTTATAATACTGCATTTTTCATTGCCTTTCGCAGTTAGAGTTAAAGAGGAACCGGTGCGGCGAACACCGGTTCCCCCAGATTACTATTATCCAGCGTACTGGGCAACACCTTTGTACTTTGGATCTGGTAGAGCAACAAGAAGGTCGAACACTTTTGCACCGTCTGCTGCACTATTTGGATCATAAGTACCACGGACATCACCAGTAGTAGCTGAAGGTGTGGTAGAAACACCTGCTACAAGAGTACCATCTGTCGGAGCTGCACCATCTTCAAGTTCAGCAAGCACGTAAGCTGTACCGGGCAAGAAGACAGGTAGACCAAGAACATCACCAGTACCAACAAACGCACCGTTTGAAATAGTAGCATCGGAAACAATTGATGTTACCGTTTTGAATGCTTTCTTTCCAGGAACAGCAGTTGTACCGTTGAGTGTGATTTCTTCGACCAAGACAGAACCATAAGCGTCCGTACCAGTAATTGTAAGTGTCGCTGTATCAGCACCACCAGAATCAACTACCAAGTTACGCGGCACATCAAGTGTTGCAACACCCCCTGATGCTAAAGCACCATCAATTGTTAGAGCACCCGCAGCGCCAGACTGAGATTCAGCAACACCATTTGGATCAGCAGCATCAGGAGCACCCAAACTTACATTAACGACATTTGCCGGTGCAACGTTTAGAGGGTCATCACCAGTGAAGTCATTATCCAAGTTTTCATCATCTTCACCAAGCACGTTGAACTGAGCGTTCAAACGAGCACCGGTTGGGATAGATGTTGCGGCCTTATACGTTACAGTGATGTTTGATGCACCAAACGACACGGTAAAATCACTGGGTGAAGACAATAGTTTTTGGAACTTGTCTACCCAGATCTTATGACCGAAAGCGGCGAATGATCCAGCATTAGTGTTTGCTGGATATGCAAATGTTACTGTCCCGCTTGTTGCAACCGCAGAACCGATTGTAGTTTCGATTGTTTTAAAAGACATAATGAAATTCCTTTCTTCGATTAAGCGATTGAGACAATACCGGAGGTATTGCGTTGTTTACAAACAAGACCAACAACATCCGTCATTGCACGATACAACACATACTTGTCGTGTGGACGAGCAGGTGAGTGGCGTTTATTGCGCTCACTATCCATGTACATCGGATAGATAGCATTACAGTCAATGATGTAGAGCTTCTTACTTTCACCTTCATCATCCAATGTCGGATCATAATGAATGCTTACACCTTTAAACTGTGTATCAGCAACACTCATATCAATACCACCGTTACCAGACCAGCCACTATCAGTGTATGTACCATTGGCCCGTAGTTCTTTTTCAAGAGCATCAAGGAAGTCAGAACCGGCAAGCATGATGTGCTTAGGTGATCCATAACGCTTCAACTGACGCATCTCTTTCTGCAATGCCTGAGCAATTGTAGAACTGGATGGTGATGCAGTCGAAAGACCAAGATTTACACGGTTTCTCCACCAAGTGTTTGTAGACTGATCAATGCCACCAACAATAGTTGCTGATGTTGGATCATCCAACAAGAAGGATTTCAGACCAGGAACAAGTTCACTGTCTGCTGTACCATCGCGCCAGAACATTTCGTTCATACCACGTGCTTTACCTTCCATCATGTCCTCGATCTTATCATCAAGTAAATCAGCAAGTGCTGTTACTTCACGATCAGAGTGACGAGATTCACGACGACCTGTTGTAGTATCGTTGATTGAAATACCGTTACGCTGTAATTCATCAAACGTCACTTCGATACCAGCGTGGATACGCTTGTAAGGGAAAGTAGCCGTTTTAATGTTAGCAGGGTTTGCGTAATTAACGGTATCGTCATGTGAGTAACCTTGGATAGTTGTGGTATACTCACCCTTAACCCGTACAGTCAAAAATTCTTTACCAGCAGGGAATGTCTTCGCCTTCTTGTCGAACTTCTGAAGCAAGGGTTTATCTTGGATCGTTTGAGAATAAATCTTTCCACGCTCCATGTGATGGTCGAGAGTCGCGTTAGCGATGTTCTCTAACTCTTGTACTGTAAATGCCATTGTATTTTTCCTTTCATAAGCATCTAAACATTAAGTGCTCTACGAATCACATCTTGTGTGTTGTTAGGTTCAGGCATTGAAGTAGAAGATCCACCACCGTCAACAGTTGTAACAGGCTTTCTAGTTTGAAATTGCTTTAATTCAGCTTCCACATCTGCTTTAGCTTGATTTGCAATATCTACAGCCTCATTAACCGATTGAGGTAACTTACCGTCCCTCGCTGCTCTTACTAACGTCAACTCGACGCGCTCAAGAACACGATCTTTTTTCGTGCTGTAGTCAGGATCTGATGATGACCATTTCTTCTCCCAGTCAGCTATTGCTGATTGTATAGAAGCTTGTGTCTGTTGCTGACGACTAATCTCTTGTTGTTGCTGATGCTGTTGACGCTCTTGAGAAATGGCCTGTGTAGTTTGACCACTTGCTCTATGACGGGACAATTCTAAGGCATGATCCTTAGTAATGTACCCCTGAGCGACCTGTTGCTGCAAATCATCAGGTATAACGTTACCTGTAATATGAAGTAAATTATTGTAGTGTGGTGTAATGAGTTCCAACGCCTTTACCGGGTCGTTTTTCATCAAAGCACCAATATTGAACAATTCATTCGCTTCATCTTCAGAAATGCGGTTTTCATTAAGAAATCCTACAAACCCATCATAATTAGCAGCGCCAACACTAGCTTTTTCCAATTGAGTTTCGAGATCTTTAGTTTTCTCTTTACTCTCATGGTAGAGATTTTTGAGTTTATCAAACCGTTCGGCTGTGCTCTTTTTTAATTTAGCACGTTCTTCAGGTGAGAAATCCTCAAATTCGTCAGATTTTTCTTTTGAACCTTCAGATTCGCCTTCTTCCGACTTGTCATCTGATTCATTAGAACCATCTTCACTTGAACTACTCTCTTTATCACCTTCGTCTTCACCGTCTTCTTTAATAGCGTCCATGACGACATCAAAAGTTGACTGATCTTCTTCAGGTGTTTCCGAGTTGGACGAATCCTCAGCATCTTTATTTGCAGTGTCCGACAAATCAGAAGTAGGCGAATCTTCTAGGGGCTTGCCTTCATTTTGAGTTTTAAGATCTTCATCTGTATTGGATGGCGAATCCATAATTGCTGCCTCCATTATTAGGAATTGGACGTTTCACAACGTTCATAATTACTAATATCTCAAACCCCGACACAAAAAGCAAGAGATTTATTTCCTGGTATTTTTATTGCATTTTTAATGAAAACCATTTCAAACGGACAAGCAATGACTAAATAATCAGTTCATCCTTAACGTCATAAGGCCCCACTTCAACAAACTTTTGTTCTTTGGTTAACACCAGAGCGCCATCCTCATCCATCCAAATAGGCTCAACCCATTCAACGGCATCACCAAAATCAACTAATAACGCTATAATGTTGTCTGTTTTCATTTTTCGCCGTTATTCTCTGGTACGTTTAATATATAATCAGCCGTAATCTCCGATAGTGGTGGGTTTGTGCGTCTAAACCCAGAAGAATTAACGTATTCAGTCCCGTTAATAGTAATTGAGCCATCCGTATCCCATTCATCCCAGGTGCGGATAACGGTTTCGCCCTCTTCGTTTACATACGACCTATCAGGAACGCCAACAGGCACTTCAGCAGTTTTATCTGCCACCTCAAAGAACACAGGGAAGTTAAGTATATCACCACCAGCGCCCAGAACCGCGTCTATAACCTCTTGTGTTAACATTCCACCGTGTTCAGGCTTAACTAAGTAATACTCCTCAGTGGCGCTATAAACGCCGCTATCACCGCCTAGCTTTTTAACCCGCCACGCTAATGGCTGTAAAGCTTGGCCCATCTCGGTTGCTGCCATTGGTACAATTATTGTAATCATTTTTACTCTCCTTTAGTTTAAATTAGCAAACACAGCGTCAACACCTGCAACACCGCGCGTCGTACAAACAGCACCATAATTAGTGCTGACAAGTTTATTAAATTTTACTGTTTGACCATCTACCCAGTGTCCCGCAGTGGGAGCAGCATCTAATGCAACCCATTGGTCAAGCTCTTTAATTACAATCTGATCTCTCAAATCTTCACCAAGACCGTAAAAAGCATCCATATCAAGCTGATCTAAGTGCGTAAAATCTTGGATTCGCAAGAGCTTCCCACTACGAGTTTTATTCCCCGCCATGCTAAGATTAAGAAAAGGAACGGCTGTTAAGAACCCCCCCATCCCATCGGATGCGGGATCAAAAGTAGGGGGCGTTTGATACAACCACGCCGTTTCACTATCAAGAAAATTATTATGTATCTTGTGTATTGTATAGAAGTCAGCAGCAAACCCGCGAAGATTACCCGTTTCTATGCTTGCCGCATCTGTCCCGTCATACTTGTGTGTGCAGCCATCAAACAAAAAATTGCCATTACGTATATAGGCCGCTTTAATTTCAGTGCTATCAAAATCACAATTAATAAATCGAGTCCCCCTATAAAGGGTGTTGTCCTCATCAACGAGATTATCATTTTCGTAAAAATAACGAAGACCGTTTGTGTAAGCTCCACTCTCCGCAGTAAAGCGACACTCTGATACAGAAACCTCTAATGAGCCACCATCAATAGACCTTTCCTCAAGCAAAGTATTGCTGCCCGTCCATTCCGCTGTTGCGTTAAATGTGCAGTTATTAACGCGATAAAAACCACGAATAAAAACCTGCCTATCCATATTGAAAATGCAGTTAGAAATTGTAGCATCGCAATTACCAATATTTAACCAGCGGGGTAAGAACGTATTGTCGGGCGTGCTACCTAAACCAACTGATACGTTGTTAACCAGTAGCTGAGGATATATACCAGATACAGACGCATGTTTAAAATTAAGGTCAAGCTTTCTATCTATAAAACAATTGGTCATAGTGAGGGCGTTTTTAAAGTTTTCAGTATCAATACTATTATGCTCAACCTCAAAACTATCTATATTGCAGTCACTCACAACGCATCTATCAAAGTTTGCAGCTAACGTAATCCCAGAGCGGACATATGTCCTTGTCGTTTCAGTAATACCTCTAAAATATAAATCCCCAAACGTACCATCTGTGCGCTCTGTTATAGATATACCATCAGCGCACGCATCAATAATTCCAACATTTTGCACAACAACAGAATCAACGTCAGCGCCATCAGCCTTAATATCAACGCAGTGTGATTGTTGGTATTTATACTCATCACCCTCAGGAGCATTAGGTTGGTTTGTGCCATTACCGTCCCATGTCATATCGCGCATATCAAAGAAAGAACCGTTTCCATCCATATAGAAAATAGCCATTTTCTGGATATTGTCCGAAACTACGTTGTTGTCTTTTCTCTTAATTGTGGTGACGCCGCGACCCGCGCCCTTAATTAAAAGATAATCTGAATTAGTGGCGGTGATTAAAGTCGTAAGATATATACCAGCCGGAAAATACACAGCATTGCTTGCATCAAACGCAGCTTGCACCGCATCTGTGTCATCAGTCACACCATCTCCAGTTGCGCCATACTCTTTTACAGAAACATATTCAACGCGCTGCGCAAGAGATGAAAAATTAGCATCCATCTCTGCGTGCGTTAGCTTTGTCCCTTTAGTGCCTCTATACGTTATAGCCATCGTCTACATATCCTGATTCCATATAGGTGTTAGTTTCAATTAAAAAAAACCGCGTCGCACCCCATAAGCGACAATTTTTTCAAGTTCACCATCTGTCAAACCTCTATCAAAGACATAAAACGCCCTTATGCCGCCTTCTGGCGCTGCCGTTGCCCCAGTAAGAGCGCCGACGCGAATAGAACTATTGTTATCATACGCCCCATTGGGGGTGAATGAAGTGTCCGCCTCGCTGTTTACTCTAATTTTAGCCGTTGTCGCGTCCTCTATTCGTAATGCAAACATAAATGAATCGGTTAGGTCATAAGTCCCGCCCGCTATTGTAGAAGGTGCATTGTACCGGATAGTTGTGTCATCATTTACAACAGCAACCGCGCTTGTGTTAACCAAAGACACAATTGTTCCAGCGGCAGTCGCGCGCCCTGACTCAAGCTTCCCAAATAAAATTACCGTAGCCGCAGCCCCGTAAAGAGTATCCGTTAAATTTTCAAAGCAAGATGTATTTGTAGTTTTATTTAAAATCTTATTCACTGCGTCATAGGTGAATGTCGTAGTTTCGTCCCTTACTAAATCATGCCCGTTGGGGGATAGGTCAGGGAAGGTTGTGACTACCTCCCCATTAGTAAAGCCATTTGCATCAGCCTCTCCCATAAAGGTTAAGCCAGCTAATTCTAACGGAGTAAAATTAACGTAATCAAGCAACCTTTCAAGGTTAGCGCCCACAAGCGCCTCTGTGTAAATCGTATACCTGTCATTAGAAACGCTAGAAACCGGACGATAAAACGCATAATTAAAGCTATCCCAGTCTTCATTAAACTCAACAGTTGCAAAGCTGCTATCCATAAACGCAGTCTCAGGAACGGCATTGCCTGTGTCTGATATATTGATAAAGTCAAACGTACTCTCTGCATCGTTGTGGCCAATTACAGCCGGATTATCAGACGTTTTACTGTATCCGGTAGGTGGTGTAATAGTTAATGGACTACCATCTGCACCATAAGGAACGCGAATATCAGCGGATGACGCATGCTCATACAGGCTAAATCCGTTTGTAATATTATACGCATACTCATCCTGTGTTGACCAAGCGGGGGAGTTCTGCCAAGCAACATCATTGCCATTGCCAGACGTGTCATAGGATATAGCACCTGCGCCCTCGGCTATTGGAGCGTTTACAACATCAACACCAGTAAGTGATAGCTGTAATCCTGCAACATTTATATCGCCATAAACTGCGTTGGCTCTACCAGCCCTAAAATCAGTAGCATCAAAACTTGTAATGTTAATTGTAACATAATGCCAAGTATTGTCGTTTAATAGCGCGCCAGCTTCCGCAGCTGTTTTAGATATACCATCTACCTCTATAGCCCCAAGGGTTAGAGAACCGCCAACAGCAAGAGTTGAGCCTGTTACGTGGATTTGAGTAGCGGCTGTATTAGCAAGTGAACACAACACCTGATTGTCAGCGTCTAATTTAAACCAACCCTGCACTTTATCTATGTTGCCAATATCACCGATAACACCCTCTTGCGTACTTCCATTCAAGCTTATACAGTTATTACCCTCAATATAAGCATAAGGCAAAGCCTTGCCTGTGTATGTTAATGGGTTGCCATCAACTGCATTTGTAGGGTCTGAAAAGTCAATAGGTACTGGCGTCCCCGAATCATCGTAGTAACCAAACTCATTAAAGTAATTAATGGAATTTTCGGTGGTGGTAGCAACAGTTGGGCTGTTCTGGTATGCAGCGTCCAAGGCCGCACCCGACACATCAATCATATTGGACTGCCCAACATCAATTAAATGAGACACAACAGTTTGCCCCGTCAGGCCGTAAACAGTGTCCTGAACATCCTTTGTGGGGTTAGCCTGTATTGAAGCATGAATATCCGCAATCTGTGCCTCAGTCAATACACCACTGTCACCAACTAGGATAATAACTTCATATATGTCACCATCCCAAAAAGCTGCACCAGTACGAGATCCAATGGTTAAATCAGCAACGCCGTTATATAAGCTAGGAGGTAGTGTTCCTGTTGTTGTTGTGGATGCTACATTTGACCCATCAATAGATTGCTGAACCACCCCCCCATCAAAGGTAAAGGCATATGTTCTAGCTGTATTTAAATCCGAAACCGTTGAGTCAGATGATTGTTGCCCAGCAAACGCACCAGTGCCGTTGCCAAACTGATTAATTAATAATTCAGTAGAGCTTATACCAATAGACCACTCTCTTTCATCACCTGTGGTATTGTATTTACTAACTAACAACTCATCGGCAGCCAATAACGCGTTATCGTTTTTAGCCCGAACAATAACTGTTAAATTATCCGTAATATCATAAGCTGCGTTATCCGGTGCAATTGCATTTTGTGTGGAGCCATTAAGACTATTAACACTTCTATCAAGCAACAACCTTGTATCACTACCAGTCTGTGACGTAGCCTTAGACACAAAGCGATTGTCGATAAACTGCCCACCTGCACCTTGAAAATACATGTTGTCGATGCTGTTGGGGTTGAAGCCAGCTTTAAACTTTTTATTGGGTAATGCGACACCTAAACCAAGCATGTTATCACCTTTTAATAAAATATTGTTATATCTGTTACGTCTGTAGTACCTGTAGAATTAAATTTCACAACATCACAAGAATATTGTAAACCCGCTAAAACAACCATTGTACCAGTGCTACCATCAGCCATTTCAAGCGATACAACACCATCCACATCAACGGAAAAACCCTTAACACCCGTGTAAGTTGCTGTATCACTTGGTGTAGCGTTTTCTATGCCAGAAGGAATACTCTGGTAAACATTATAATTGTAATTTTCATTTCTTGGCATGGTATTTAACCTTTCATACTATTTATACATTATCTATGGGTTGTTGAAAAGAAGCTTGTGGGCCAGGCTCGTTCTCAACAGTTGATTGTAGCCGAATATGATACAGTAACCGTACTTCCACTTGGAACATCAGCACTTAAAGATTGTCTGATTAAAGCCATGATTTAATTATCCCCCTAAATTAAAAGTAATAAAATATCTTCAAACTCATCATATTTTACCTTACTTGTGTGATATTGTACAATATCTTTATCTGGTTGTTCTAATCTGAGTTTACCACCTGTACCAAAACGCCTTCTATTTGCAGCATCCTGGGTTATGTTTCCTAAAAAACCATCTACAGCACTAGATAGTGTTGTGCCACCAAGATAACCTCTAATAGCAACAGATAATACATTAATCATTTGTTCTTGTCACAGTGCTTGTAGTTAAACCATCACCTGTTATGTTTTGCGTAATAGATCCTGTTATTCTCGTTGTTGGTGTGACAGTCATCGGGTTACTAGGATCTAAACCCTGCAATGCGTGAAGCTCATTAAGTTTAACAGAATTATTGTCCATTTCTGTCCGTATTTCCTCAACCGTGGGCGCAGAGCCACCACCGGACGGGGCTTGTTCCAGCGCGTTTGTAGTAAATCTATAAGTCCCTGCATCATCTTCAAGCGTATCATCAAGTTTGTCAGTAGTGGCTTTTACCGCCGTAATTTCTGCGGAGGTTGCAAGGCCATCAAATTGTTTAGAGCTTGTTTGAATTGTGGCTATAACATCGCCCCATTGATTCCCCGCCTGATCGGAAAAAAGAACGGCAATAGTGTCCGCGTCCATTTCTGTATCTGTCAATGTAACTTCCAAAACCTTACCACTGTTTATAACGATTGGCAGCGTTCCAATGTTAGCGGGCGTTCCCCCATCTTTAATTACTTGCACATCCCCACTAGCAAGCGTTGGGTTCGCTTGAAACTTTCCTGAATTTGAGATCGAGGGTAAACTTACATAAAACACATATTCAGTTGCCTTTAAGGCTGGATTGTAGCTCGGCATATCTTTTCCTTTTTTATGAGTTTACCACGGTTATTTTGTCCTTTGTCCGCTGTGATAGTGCCGCCATTTCTGTTTGCAATGCTGTACTTGACTGATTTTGCAAATAGCTTTGCGCGGGCGCATTAAGAAAATTAACCAGCGCATCAACCATAACCGCCTCCGCCATATCGGAAACAAAAGCAAGCTTGTCCTCTTCTTCAGAGCCGCCGTAATAATCTGCGATCAAATCCACATCTTCAGCGGGAAATTCCGCCCCTGTGATTGTTTTTACTATCGTTACTGTATCAGTCATAATTTTCTCCTATAACCCTAATACTTTAATAAACATTACTACCCTAGCAGAATCGCCACCTGCGGTTGCTGTTGTCTTGAAATTTAAAACATCCCCGTCAGAGCCGCTTAATGGAGTGCCAAAAATAGTGCTCGCTTTATTTGTTACAGAAAAATTACCCGAAACGGACTTTCCCGTTAAAACCCCGTTTCTTTCAATTTCAACAGTGCCTGTTCCAGATGGGGTGCCCTCTACATTTAGTGCCATCCCTATTATTTCATAATCGCCTAGCATAACAAAGCCATTGCCAGACGGTGTATCGTCACCATTACCAAAAGACCATTGATAGCCGCCGTTTGTACCGGTGGACAAGCCCACTCCTGTAGCATTTTCTTCTGCCCAAATCGCAAAATTATAAAGCGGTGCATCGTCCCCTGGATCGCCCTTATCCCCTTTAACCCCATCGGTTTCCAAAGCTGCGCCGACTGCGACAGCTGTACCACCCGATCCCGATACGGTTCTAAAATTAAGCCTATCGCCTTGAGCAAAGGGGACTGCGATGCTTGTAGTTATGCCCCCTGTGGATGCGGTTAAAGAAACAGTCGCGCCCGTTGCTACGCCGTTTTTATAAACCTCAACCGTGCCGGTAGTGGATGTTTGCGCGGTTATTGTTAATCTTGTGAGGGTGCATGGATAGCCCATCTTTAATCCAGTAAGGCTGTTTGCGCCGTTACCAAAAGACCACTGATACCCAGAGTTTACGGTCACATCAAGGTTTGCGTTTTCTTCAGCCCACACCATAGACAGGCCGCCACCTTGTGAGCCTCCAAAAATTGGTGATTCTTGTATGTTTAAACTCATATCCCGTTCCTCTCGCCCTTATAAGGTGATGTTGTCGTGATAGCCATGTCTTATTTAATCCTTACACGTATAGTCATTCTGTCTCAACCCCTATAACATCACCATTTTTATTACGTATTATCTTTTTTGTTGACTTTGTTGCTTCCACAAGATCACGCATTACACGATTGTTTTCAATTTGTGCAGCTTTTAAATCGTTTACTGCTTTAGTATTTAAATCTAAAGATATACTGAGTTTATCTAAAAAGTTAAACAAACCATTGTCTTTTTTCAACGAAATCATCTCATGTTTGTTAGACAAATTAACAATTTGTTTTGATATTTCCTGAATAACAGGTTTAACCGAGTTTACAACGTCATCAGATTTTTTCTTATCCGACTTTATAAACTCAGATAAGAACTTTTGAAATGATTGAGAAAACGAAGTATTTAATTTCTCAATGTTTTTTGTTTGTTCATTAATTGCTGGGCCAAAATGATCAATCTGAGATTTTTCAAGATCAATTTTACCTTGTGCAGCTGTCATTTCACGAATAACAGAATTAACATGGTCACTTGTCCACTCAACATCCTTCTTTGAACTACTAATACGTTTTACCGTATCTTCAATAACTTTTTGTGATGTATTTTCAGGAAAAACTAATGTCTGACCATTGGGTAAGTGTGCTTTTTTCATTAGATTAAGTTCCCATTTTCATCAAAATTCATTGCTTGTTGTTCAGCTTGATACGATGGTTGTGGCCCTGGCTCATTGGGTTGTGTTGACTGAGCATTGCTTTGACCCTCTGCACCCTGTGCATTGGGGTCGTCTTCAGTTCCTTGACCCTCAACCTGCATTGCTGCACCAGCTTGAGCATTCAACGCCTGAATTGATGGCATACCTTCTTCAATGATGTCATCAAGATCAATTTCAAGAAGATCCGCGTAACGTTGACCAAGCGGATAGGGATTAACACCCGGCAACTGAATAAGGTATGGCATGCCGCGCTCCATATTAGCTAGTTCAGCTGCTTTATTTGGACGACCAGATGATCCAGCACGTGTTTTAAGTAACACCTGCTTGGCAATCTGTTCTTTATTCAGTTCAGGCCACACAGCACCAATACCAACAATCTCGTAAACAGTCTCCGGTGACAACTCAACAAGCATTAACTGACCAAGAGCACCAAATGCGTCCGTCAAAAACTCATCCATCTCATCGACATTGGATGAAAGCGATGTCATACGACCACCCTCAGCAATAGAGCTTTCAGTAGCTGTAGCACCGCTTGTACCACCCAGATTAGCCTCCTGAGCACCCACAATGCGTAATGTGTCTTCCATCTCACTGTTTGTCTCGTACAACGCTGGATCAATCGGTACAGGCTCAAAACGCTGTACAAGCGCCTGAATAGTTTCACCTTGACCCATTGATTCAAATTCAATGACAGCATGCGCTGGTGCATTGGATAACTTATTCTTGTCTTCCTCAGTCAGACGACCTTTGACAGCCGCATATTTAGGTTTGTTCGCCTCACGATGTAAACGACGATACTCACGAGAACGGTTGTATTCAGCTTGAACATGTTTCAAATCATGTACATCGGATAACGGGTAAAGATCTTCTTCACTCTCCGTTTCATTGAAAGTCAAAGCGAATACGGGCCAAAAACCCTCCATCCAATAATCTGGTTCTTTTGGTTCAATAAGATAGCCTGGATACCCATCAGCAATCGTGAATGTTTGTCCGAGATCTTTATTGTAAACTTCCCATATGCAGACCTGACCATCTTTGTTTTCGCCTTTACCACCGTCTTCACTTTCATACTGCTTGTGATAATCAGCCATTTCACCCGCACCGTTTTCACGATAGGGTGTGTATGCTTTATTGATTTCAATATTATATATTTTCTGTATTTCCGCTGGTGACTTATGAAACTCACGAGCAATCCAACCAGCACCAATAAAACCCATTAACTGTGTGCAACGAGGATCTACAATAATTTCTGTAGACCGTGGAAACATGAATTTTGGCCCTTCACGCATGATCTTCTCAGTCTTCAACTGAAAATCCCTGATCATGGTTTCTAATTCATATTTCTGATCTTGATCAGATGGATCTATTTGACCGTCAACCAAATCCTGCATTCTGCGCTGGATTTCACCAAGTTTATTACGACAATCTTCAAGCTTTGCAGTTTCGTCAGGTGTAAGCTCACCCATTTCACGCTGAAAACCAAGCATCATGTAAGCAACACCACATGTTTTAGCACGACGAACAAAATTCTTCATCAATGGTTTGAGTCGCGGTTTCTGCTCATTTGCGTAATAATCAAATAAGACCTCAAGGGTTTTACCGATCTTAGTCATCATCTCATGTTTTTGGCGACCTTGTTCAATGTCTTGAACCAACTCCACCACATCAGGACTAACAGCACCGGACAAAACCATTTGTGCTGCCTGTGGATCACCCGCTTGTGCAGCCTGTAATATCTGTACACCCTCAAGTGCTTTCATTGCTGTCTCAGGTTTACCGTCCCACAGTTTGTAATCAAGTGTTTTACGTTTTTCAGCCGTTGCTGTGGGGTTTTTAGCATATAGACCTGCTACAGCCTGGTTCATGTAACGCTTAATGATTGGGACAGTGTAATTACCTTGCTCGATCCATTCGTCAGATGCACCTTGTCGCGCAATTTTCATATCTTCACGCATGCGCTTAAAATCTTTAGAAAAGAATTTCTTAGATCCAATGATTTTCTTTTGCCATTTAGATACTGACTGGCGCACACCATCATCTAGTTTAGGTTCTGAGCGTTGAACACCACTATTCTGTTCTGCGTCACCAGTACCAAGCATACTTTCAAGTGATAGTTCTTCCATTTAACTTTCTTTCAACCCTTTTACACTAAAATACACTTTAGCATGACCATTGGCAATTACCAACCTTTTGAATTTTTTTGTAAGTTCTGCTGGCGTTGTCTTTGCTCACTATCGTAAACTACCCACCCCGCTGTACCTGTTTTTGGTACATTGTTTTTAGGTGGTCGATAACTTGACGCAGCAATTTCTTTTGTCAACCCCAATCCAATCCACGCAATCCAATCGACAAAATCGTCGTTTGCGCCATGAGGAAATCTCATTAATTGGTTTTTAGCATCGTTAAACCATGGTGCAAATGCGGGAAAAAACACCTTTTGCATTGACATTCGACCTTGAATTGATCGTGCTCTACTCATTTTATCACGTGTGGGTGTTT